CCAGTCTTGAATGGGTGGTTAGGCAAATAAATGGTTCTGTGTGGAATAGATACTGTTTCGGAGGTAACACCGATAGTAAATGTTTTGTATATTGCTCCACCTGGAGTTGTTCCAAGACCAACGGAATTTTTCGCATTAAAGTAAACCAAATCATTTGGTTTAGAGTCAAACTGTGAAATTTTTGATTTACTGTTTATTGTGACCTTATCATTTATAATATTTAAACTACTTCCATAAGTATGTGCAACTCCAGTACTTGCAAATCTTTTAACTTTTAAAACTCCATTACTATAATCATTCAAAACTTTTACAATTTCTGTACCAAGATTTGATTTGATGAGAATACTTCCACCGATTGATACAGTTGGTCTAGTTGTAACAAAAATATCTTCTGATTTACCACCCGGAGTAGATGAATAACTACTCATGGTTATAGCAAGACCTACAGTTTCTGTTGTAAATCCTACTGATTTTGATCCAGAAAGATTATTAATTGATGTTGAAAGTCCGCTGATTAAAACTGTATCATTATTAAGTAAATCAAATCCTGATCTATAATAGGCCGAAACAGTCTGATCAGTGTCAGATACGAAGACGCAGGATGTATAAGATTCAAAAGTTGTTTCAATCTGAGTAACATTCTTTCCTATAAGTTCAGAAATTTCAGCTCTTAGACCAGTTCCTTCTGTTCCTTCCTCATCAAAATTTACGGACTCTCCAATTCTATAACCAGTTCCGCCATCAATTATACTAATATCATCAACACTACCATTTTTAACAGATTCGATTATGGATATTTGAGGTAAGACTTCATAAGGCTCAACAAGAAAATCGTAATTTGCATACGAATCATTAAGTTTATATGGTAAAGTATTTCTAATAAGTTTTGAATTATTGAAATCAAAATTTTGATTTAGATAAGAATTTTCTTCTATGAAGGAAGATCTGAATGTATTTCCAATAAAATAAGGATAAAGAGGTTCAAGTTTATTTGATGTAGTGCTTGTGGTTACTCCAGCAAAATAAGCATAAACTCCATTAGGAAATTCGGGAGTTTTACAATATCTACCGTTATGTCTATCAAGATCACCATTTCCAGTATATTCAAAATCTTCAATAAAGAATCCAGAAGAGAATGATGGTCTATTGGAAATTTTTGAAGTATTTAAAGTATAACTTGGATTTATAATTCTAACGCCAGATTGAACATTATTCGGATTCGAATATCCATAAGGACCATAAATTGGATTTCCATCATATGCCCATCCAATAATTGGTGAGTGGGAAGTACCATTATCCGAATAATTAGATGCTAAGTCCTCAGAATATCCATATATTCCATAAACAAGTGAATCATCAGTAAGATTTTTATTGAGACTTGAAAATATTTTTGGATTTCTAGTTCTTGAATAAATTGCATACCTTTCAGCATCATTGATAGTTAAGTCTCTAACTGCTGTATCGAATATTGCACCAGAACCTCTTGGTTTTACTTGAATAGAAGTATTAGATGCACTATAACCGATACCAGAATTAATAACAATAACGTCTGTTATTTTACCATCATTAATTACTGGTCTGAGTATTGCACCACTACCATTTCCTTTTGCAATAAGTTCTGGAATTGAATAATACTCAGATCCTGTACTTAAAACTTGAACATCAATTACTCTACCATTTGAAACAACAGGATTTAATTGTGCATTTTTTCCATTTTTAAGAGTAATTAATGGTTTTTTATGTAAATTTAAAGTACTTGATCCATACTCAGTTCCATTTTCGTATAGATAAGATCCTATAATTTCACCAGTAACAATCGGTGTAAATGTAAAACTGCCTGTAAACGTTGAACCGTAGGATACGTTTGCTTCTACTTGAATTGGGGGATATTCAAAAATATGATATCCTGACCCAGAAGATTTAATATCTACAAATTTATCTCTTACAAGGTCAGTGGTTATAGTTGCTCCAAAACCAACATTAATTAGTTTGAATGTATTAGAATCAATAGTTTTTACCGAATAACTAACAGTTGTTGATAATCCAGAAATTTCTGTTTCAGTTGAAGAGTATAAAACAATATCACCAGTTTTAAATCCATGATTTTTAAAATTAATTGTATTGTAATCAGTAGAAATTCCGGAAGATTTAACTCTTAGTTTTCTATATTGATAACCAGATCCACTCTCTAAAACTTTTACATTTCTAATAGTTTTCTTAGATAAAGTTCTAAACTTATGGATACCTGAGAATGAAGTAGAAGTTGAAAATCCAATTGTATTAATACCTGCCAGATAATCTGATTTTGTATTAAAGAGTTTAATAGTTCTGGTATTTACGAATTTAGCAACATATTCATCACCACTTACTAGTGCTCCTGTTACAGTATTGGAAATATCTCCAAAAGTTCCTGTCAATATGGGATTATTTCCATTTTGATTGTAAATTATACTTTCACCATCTGCAAAATTGTGGAATGTTGTGAATGTAATAGTCTCATCGGTTAAATCTACACCACCACCAATTGTAAGTGCTCTACTGTCGAATTCAACCTCTCTATATCTTTCCCCTATAATTGGTTCTAGAATACATCCAGATCCATTACCACCAGTTAAAGTAACTGAAATTGCAGTATCAACATCAAAGTCTTGTGGATCGACATAAACTTCTTTTACACTACCACTAATAATTGGATCCACAAGAGCAGTAACTCCTGTTCCTGTTGTTGATCCAGCAGAAATTATAATTTTTGGTGGATTAACTACATCATAATCTTTACCAGAATTTAATACATTAAACTCTTTAATTGGTCCATAATAAATTTTATCCAGAGATTCTGGGCAAGAAATTTCTACACCATCTACTAAAAGACCAATTCCACCTATTACATTATTAATTGATCTTCGTAAAGAAGTTCCAGAATTTGAAGTAATTTTTTTAATTGGGAATTTTCTTAATATTTTGTTTGGTGAAATATTTCTATCTTCATGTCTTTTTAAGGTAAAAATATGACTTCCAGTCGTTGATACTGATCCAAATTTAATATATTCTGATCCACTTAAAAGTGACTTGGATGCATATAATCTTATACCATTAGTTCCAACTAATTTAACATAATACTGAAATCCCGATACCAATCCAGATAAAGGGTTACCTGTGGCAGTATATACAACAACATCACCATCAATAAATCTTACATTTGATGAAAATCTAATTATAGAATATGCTTGGGCAACATTATCATAATCATCAAGATAAGTTGTAGATCCATTTGGTATACTAGATTCTACAATTTCATCAATGACTTGATATGACGGTAATGAATTTGATGCGACATATCCATCTTTATCTGAATCATTATAAACGTTCAGAACATTTGCGATATAGTTATTATTGCCAAGTACAAGAGGTACATTTGCACTTACTACTTTTCTTATCTTTCTTCTAATATCATAAGACTGTGTTGCACTTGGAGAAAATCCAGAAAGATTACTTAAAATAACCTGATTTAAAGTTGTGTTAACACTAGTAACAACAGCATTTGCGGAAGCAATATTATTTGTATATGCAAATAAGACATCGACGATATCTCCTTCACGCAAACTTGATTTGTCAATTAAACTCAATAAAGTAAAAGTTGATCCAGAAATATTTGATACTTGATATCTTGTACTGGTATTATAAATCCAAGAATTTGCAAATACTTCTTTATAAGTTTTATCTCTTTCTGATGGGTTATCAATAATTTCGCCAAGATTTTTAACCGTAATTTCTTCACCTTCATCGATGAGGGAAACATTTTCAACCTCTTCAAATTCAGAAATTACACCAGTTATACGTAAATCAACTCTCTTTGACAGATCTCCATTTTCATATCCAAAAATAGTTTCATTTGACCTAATATCAGAAGAAATTGATATTACACTAGTAATTCCTGTGCAACCAAAAAATTGATTGATACTCTTTGATGTATAATTAATTAAATCATTGCCAGATACTATTGTGCCAGTTTGTCCAAATCCAATAGTAGAATCGACAGAGATAATTGAAGATCCAACAGAAACATTTTCTAATACTTTTGTTTTTCCTGGAATTGTAAAAATTCCTTCAATTAAGTCTCTTTCACTATAACCAACAAATAATCCTAATTTATAATATGTTTCGTTATTTCTACTAAAAATTTGAACATCAGATACTGATGCACTAGTTTTTACATCAGTGGATTTAAAAATAGTTTGCCCCTCTAAATTTAAAGGATCTCCTGAAATATTTTTAGCTACAATAATTTCTCTTCTGATATAATCAGCAGATGATGGTTTAATTAATCTTCCTTCAAGATCTAAAACATTTGCGTCTACACCGTATAAAACCTTAAAGAGAATTTTTACAGATTCTTCAATACCTTTTGACTGATAAAAATCCCTTGCATGTTTAATAAAATTTCCTACATCAAGGTCAGAAACAAAATCATAATTTTCTAAACCAGGTGTAAAGGTATATTTTAATTTTTTATAAAATTCTTGTAAGAATAATACGCTTAAATTAGTTACAGTTGAAGTTTGATTATGACTTGCTGCTGTAGTTTTTGAGAAGGTTAAGCTTTGTTTATTGACATTTGTATCAAATTCAGAAATGCCAAAATTACTATAATTAGTAATTCCACTGAATCCACGTACACAACCGGTAAAAGTATTTGTTGTAATACCAGTATATGTAATGATTTCATCATCTATTTTTAATAGACCATATTCAGATGGAAAACCCTTTGTAGAAGTAACAGTAACAATTCCAGCGGAAGATGATACGTCATACACCAATGAAGTTTGACCAGTAACGACTTCTGGAACTAAATTATCAAGTTTCAGATATTGATCCAAGTTTTCGGCAATATCTACAGTTCCACCCTGAAATTCTTGGGAAATGTAGTACTGCTTAAAAAATTCAGTTGCTTTTGGAAAATCCGAAACTATAAATTCTGGAAGTTGACTCTCAATAATTTTATTGATTTGTACTCTCTTCTCAAAATCTGACATATTTTATTTCCTCTCGATGTCTCCGTTAGAATAGCTTGAAGTATAGTAGTCTCTGGTAAAAGTAACTCCGGAAATATCCTCTCCAGAAGCAATAACGTCTTTAATCATATTTATCTCACTATTGGAAATGTCAAAACTTAGGTATAAATCTTTCAATCCAACAACATCATTAGAATCTGGGAATGCCTGAATTTCAATAATTTCATTTTCTGCTACTGTTGAGGTAATATTAATTGTGTTAACAATAATTTCACCAGTCGTATAGTTGACAGTTCCAATAGATTTTAAAACAACCGCCGTTTGTCCTCTTTCTGTTTGCCTAATAACCGCTAGATCACCGGTGTATATGACATTTCCATTTGTATCTGTCTTACTATCATCTAGCTTGATGATTTCTTTACCATTGCTACCAATTAATATTTTTGTTTTTGGAACATCAGTAAAATAAACAATGTCATCAAAACCTTGAACTTTAAATCCCGTACTCTTAATATTAAATCCTTCTGGATTAATGTGGAAACGATTTCCAAAACACAACTCATATTGTGCAAATTGATTTACAAGGACTTTCATATCCCTTCTAATTCTAACCTTAGTGATATTAGAAGTAATTGCATTGTCAACTCTATCAATGAGTTGAACAACCTTACTATACTTAAATCTTCCACCAAATCTATTCATATCAACATTTTTAGAGTATTCTGTTAATGCTGATGTAATAGATGTTTTTAGATCGTTAACGTTTGAAACTTGATTTGTATTATAATAAACTGATGAATCAATCTCAACATACAGAATTTTAAGATCAATTATTTGTTGATTAATTCCAGCAATTGAATATTGCTTTAACCTGTTTAAAATATTTTGCTTATCAAAATCAGAAACATATGTTCCATTTTTTGGTTTAATACTAATCTGAACTTTACCATATTGTGGTGGAACTAAATCTTCTCCTCCAACCACAGAAACGGACTCTGTATTTGGATATATTGATTGTATAATTGCCTCATAATCACGAGAAGTAACTGCTCTATATTGGGCAGAATAAAGTCTTGGAGCAAAATATTTGACAGATGCTATTGGTTCAATTTCTCCACCATTTGAAGATTTTTCAATTGTATTAATTGTAATAGTTCCCGATGGAATTACGCGAATATTAGAAGCATCTACAAAATTTCCTTGAAAATCAAATACGGATGCTCCATTACCTCTTTCACCATCAGTCACAATATATTTTGCGGTAATGACCGAATTATTATCAAGTTTCTTACCAAAATATCCATCCCCAAAAAGAAGTTCATATTTCTCATCTTGAACTTCTTGAACCAAATAAATTTCAGAATTCTTATCTAATCTTAGAATATTGTCTACTTTATAGTATTCTCTTCCTATTCCAGTATCATTAATACCTTTTACATAAACAACAAGATTTGCAATATCAATATTTGGGTTATCAAGAATAAACCTTTGATCTTGAGAGTTATCGACCGTCCACTGTTTTGTTAATAAATTTCCTTGATAAATGTATACAGGAGCAGTAGAAGATCCAAATTTTGCTACTCCATTTTTTACCGTAGTGGTAATATCTTCGGAAATTGAAAATCTATATGATGTATTATCATACGATCCTACACACACCAGACCCGCTTGTAGAGTTAGAAAAGGACTTGAAGTAGTGGTAGGTACTTCGAATGTAATCGCTGCCTTAGAGGCGGTTTTAGAGCGTGGTACGTAACCAATATTTCTTGCTAGTGAAACAACATTCTCCCTTAAAGTTGCCGAATCCAGGAAGGATTCATTAACAACCATATTGGAGTTAAATGCTGTAATATAAGTGTTATATGCGAGAGTATCAATTAAGACAGAAAAATTAGATCCTTCAAAATCAAAATCCGTGAAATTTGAATTTGCGCGAAGGTAATCTTTAATCTGTGTTTTAATCTGATCGAAATCTAGATTCGTGAATTGTGTAAAAGGCATTTTATCTTGTTGCCTCTAGTAAGAATGAAAATTGTTGTGTTGGGAAATCTTGCCCAATTATATCAAATATAATAGTCACTTCGAATTCATTATTATCTGGTCTTGGTTCAACTTCAACTTGAACATTATCAACTCTATCCTCAAAATTATTAATTGTTGTTTTAATTTGATCTTCAATTACCGAAGCAGATCCGTAATCGACAAATTCAAATAAACTTCTACGAACATCAGATCCCAACAGTGAATTAAAAAATCTTTCTGTTGGGATGGTTTCTACTAAATTGCGGACAGATCTAGAAATCGCCCTCTCATTAATCAAGACAGGAAGATCTTTTGTCACCGGATGTGGTTCAAAAGAAAAACTAATATCCTTAAAAGATCTGGATATTCGTGTGGCTGCCATTGATGAATAGATTTTCTTGATTATTTATACCTAGTGCCAGGAAGATCCATAGTTTGGTTCTGTACCATATTCCCAATCATCATAGTCTTCATCATTACGAATTTTTTCATGCAATTCAGTTTGTTTTCTAAGGTCATGACGTGGTGCAGAGTCGTGCATTACCTCTTGAATCACTCTTTTTGGTTGTTCAGTATAATCAGTGATTAATTTTGTGGTTCCCCACATCGAATACATGTAATTGGAATCTCTATCGACTGGTAAATTAGACATTTTAGCTCCTGTTTTAAACGAATAAAACAGAACTTTTATAAAGGAGGTTGCTATCTCCTTATGTCTATTTAACGATCGACTTCACGTAATGAATATGAGTCTGAATTGAGATATTTGAGTATTTCTAGGGCGATTAATTTGGGATTTCCTTCACCACAAGTGTACACATCCACTGCCAGACACCCATTTTCTGGCCAAGTATGACAAGAAACATGACTTTCTGCAAGTGCAATCACGACTGTACATCCTTGTGGTATAAAACAGTGTGAAAATACGTTCAAAACGGTCATTTTCGCACGTTCAATACCTCTAATCATGACGTTTTGTAGAGATTCTACGTCATTGATCAGGTCAAAATTAACATCATACACCTCTAAGAGCAGGTGTTTGCCCATTGAATATTGTTTCAACTCAGGATTTTGTAAAAATTTATTTATTTGATGTAAAAACCCTTGCGAAGATAGTCTTGATCTTCAATAAACGTCATATTTTCCTTCTTCTCATCATCCCAAACGGGTATTGCAACTGAATTTCCGTAACGAAAGTCGGGATTGCGACGAAAATGAACTTCAATTAACTTACCACCAATAAATTCACAGTTAATCCAGGCATAATCTCCCTTTAAGTCTTTTAAAATTTCAGGAAAATCAACCTTTTGATCTATTTTTTCCCATTTTTGCCACTTATAATAAGGATCAGAAGAGTCCTTTGTACCCAAAACAACCAACTCTGATTCTTGATGATGAAAATCAACACTTAGATGCTCACCTTCGAAGATCTCACACCAAAATTCGGCAGGGTGTATGTGATCCGTATACTGTTCAATCCATTCATTACGAGCAAAACGCCCCATTCCAAGTAAATTAAAGGACGGGCGCACAATATAAAAATCGGGTCTGGGAACAGTAGTCCCAACTGGACCACATGTATATCCCAAAACCCGACTTAGAAACAGTTTATTATAAACCCAAAGGTCCGATGGATGTATATAATTCCATTCATCGTTACCATTTAGGTTATACATTAACCCTTACCTTGCCCTCTATACTTTTTACGAGCCCCATTGCGAGAAGACGCTGCATACTTAGTTCCGCCTCCATCGCCTTGGCGAGACTTCTTAGGGGGACCTGGAATATAAGAAGTGCGCTTGTTGAGACCACCGCTTGCTTTTGCCATTGTTTAATTCTCCAAATAAATTTCAGTTTCAAGTTCGCTTGGATTTGGAGAACCTGTCTGATAGAACTGTTGAGACAGATCCTCCATAGTATCGAAGTATTCTTCCTCTGTAAGATTCTGAAAAATTTTACGACCCTTACAGAGAATATTATACCGCTCTTGTGCCATGTCAGATGATTCGTGACTTTTCGTGACCAACGCGAATGCGAGGATCACACCAGATTTCAAATCCTGCTTCTTTTGCATCCAAACAGAAGGATACGTCTTCTCCACACATGTCTTGTACTTCACCAGATTCAAAGATTTGCATCTTCGGAGCAAACCAAGGATACTTCATATCTTCATGTTCAAAGACACCGTTCTTGATGAGTACCCAACCAAAACCAGTGTAATCAACGGTAAATGGCTTGCGACGCTTCTGAATACTTTCACCAGTTTCATGATTCATCACTCCACCATTGCCTCTGAAATCATCTTCATCAAGCCAGTGAGCAACTGAGGT